AATACCATCTGGTTGGTGGAAAGAAAATAATGGAACAATCTTCACCCTTCCTTATTCTAAGAAATCTTCATTACAAAGAACAAATAGCCGTTCAAATACAGATGTTATTCAAAACGGTTATATTTATCCTTATCATGCTGCTAGAAAGAATACATTATTTAAAGAAGTTTTTGAATTAAACGAAGAAAATGGTATTTTCATTGGTTTGTTTTTAGCAGAAGGAAATGCAGGTAAATCTACAGTAACAATTACAAATTTGAATGAAAATATAAGAAATTTTGTAAAGCAATGGTTTGTCAAACATAATATTGAATGGACAGAAAAAGAAAAAATAAATAAAATTGGAGGTAAAACTATCACTATTACCGGAAACAGTGTTTTATTATCCACCTTTTTGAAAAAATGGGTTGGTCATAAAGCAGAAAATAAATATGTGCCTAGTGAAGCGTTTATTGCTAATGAAGATTTTATAAAAGGACTATTAAATGGATATTATTCTGGAGATGGAACTATTTCAAAAAATTCTATTGATGTTAGCTCTGCATCTAAACGTTTAATTGAAGGAATAAGTATGTTATGTTCTAGATTTGGTATTTTCGGAAAAGTTTCTATGACTCAAATGAAGAAAAATAATCTAGGTACCAAGAATATCAAACCAACACACAGATTCTTTATTCGTGCACAATATGGAAAATTATTTGCAGAAAAAATTACTTTATTAGAAGAAAATAAAAATAAAAAAATGAAAAATATTGTTTGGAAACATAACTCAAAATTATTCACTACATATAATGATGTGCTATTAGATGAAATTACAGAAATTAACATTATTGGTGTAGAAAATCATCCAAAAGTATATGATTTAACGATTCCATCTACACTTAACTTTGGATTAGCAAATGGTCTTCAAGTAAGAGATACTTCTACAACAGGTTATATTCAAAGGAGATTGATCAAAGGACTAGAAGATTTAATGGTCAACTATGATATGACAATTAGAACAAATAAAAATAAAATCGTTCAATTTGCATATGGCGATGATGGTATTGACACGACAAAAGTGGAGAATCAATTTATTCCAATTGTTTCAATGAGCACACAAGACATTTATGCTCACTTCAATATTCCTGACGAAAATGCAAAATCCAAGATATTATCTCATATCTTTTTGAAAAATACATTGACACGATTCAAAAAACAGTCACAAAAAATGAATGATATCTGTTTGAAATATTCAAACATGATGATAGAAATGCGTGCAGAAATAATCAAAAATGTATTCAAAAAGAAATCTGATAGTATTGTAAATTGTCCTGTTGGATTTCAATATATTATTAGTAACATTCAAGGACAGTTCAAAATAAATAGTACGTCACTCGTGGATATTACAGTAGTAGAAGCATTTGAATTAATTGAACAAACTTATGAAAATTTGGAAAAAATTCATTATGTTAAACCAACATTATTATTCAAGACATTGTATTTCTATTATTTATCACCAAAAGATTTGCTTATTGTAAAACGTTTCAATAAAGACGCACTTATGTTATTAATGAGTACTATTGTAATGGATTATAAGAGAGCTATTGTTGCACCAGGTGAAATGGTTGGCATGATTGCTGGTCAGAGTATTGGCGAAATTTCAACTCAGATGACTCTGAATACATTTCATTTCGCGGGGGTGGCGTCAAAATCCAACGTGACTCGTGGTGTGCCAAGAATTGAAGAAATTCTATCGCTCTCTTCTGAACCAAAAAACCCTTCCTTAACCATTTATTTAAAAGAAGAAGAAGAAACCCAAAAAGAAAAAGCTCAAACCATTATGTACATGATTGAACACACTAAATTAGTAGAAATTGTTAAATCCATAGAAATATGTTTTGATCCAGACGATTTAAATACATTAATAGCAGAAGATAAAGATACAATTCAACAATACAGAGCATTTGAAAGTATGGTTGCAAGTTGCACAGAAGTAAATTTATCCAATGATGAAAATGAAAAGTCAAAATGGATTATTCGTATGGAAATGGACCCAGAAGTCATGCTTGAAAAGAACATTACAATGGATGACGTAAATTTCACACTAAATAATTGTTATGAAAATCAAATTAATTGCGTTTATTCTGACTATAATGCGGACAAACTTGTATTTAGAATTAGAATGAATGAAGTAATAAAAAATAATTCTGGTAAATCAGGTGGTACCAAAACAAAAATGCCACTTGATCAATCTGATCAAATTTATATTTTAAAGAATTTTCAAGAACAATTACTACAAAATGTAGTATTACGTGGAATTAAAGGTATCAATAAAGTTATTCTCCGCAAAATAAAAGATAATGTTGTGGAGAAAAATGGTTTATATAAACGAGAAGACATATGGGTATTAGATACAATGGGTACTAATTTACTAGAAATTCTAGGCATTGACTATATTGACAATAAAAGAACTTTCAGTAATGATATAGTTGAGATATACAATGTTCTTGGTATTGAAGCAGCACGCCAGTCAATTTACAATGAATTAGTAGATGTTATTGAATTTGATGGCGCATATGTTAATTATCATAATTATAGTGTCTTAGTGGATAGAATGACTTACACAAGTAAAATGATCTCCATATTTAGACATGGTATTAACAATGATAATATTGGTCCAATTGCCAAAGCATCATTTGAAGAGACTCCAGAGATGTTTTTGAAAGCAGCTAGACATGCAGAATTGGACACACTCAAGGGAATATCCGCTAATGTAATGTGTGGTCAAGAAGGATTCTTTGGTACGAGTGCATTCCAAGTAGTTTTAGATATAGACGAAATGATAAAACTAGAAGCAGCTGTGGAATATAAAAATGTGGATGTTGTTGAAGAAATTGATAAATTCTTTGGAAATATAGACAATCCAAATGACACTTGTTCCGTAAATAAAATCAGTATCCAAAACAATGCAATTAGTATAAAACCAAAGGATATGGGAGAAGACGACGATTACAACCCAGGCTTCTAAAATAACAAATTATAATGTAAATTGTATTAAATATATATCTAGTAATATATTTAATAATATAAATATAATACAATATCAAACTATGAATACATTTGATTTAATAAGTAAAAAAATTATAGGGATTGAAAATGACACATTTCTTTTTGCAAATATACACAAAATAAATTTTTTTATTTTTTTGCAAAAAGATTACTCAAGTAAAAATAAATTTATTTTTTTAAAAGAAACAATAGAAAATATTTTTTACACTGATGAAATAAGAGAAAAATTTTTGGATTATTTTAAAAAAATACAAAAGACATATAATGCATTTTCTAGACTTGCTTTTTTATATAAATACAAAAAAGCAAAAATAATGATTCATACAGATTTAATTATGAATGAGATTGAAGAAAATGAAAAATATGTTTTTTGTTTACTACAAAATAATTGTAAATATCTTTTCAAAATTCATGAATTAATTAAAATCATAGAAAATTCCGTTGCAAATTCTTGCCATTTTTTTAGTAATCCTATTTCAATTAAAAATCCTTATACCAATATTGTTTTAAATAAATCTACATTATATAATATATATTTTTTTATGCGAACAAAAACTATATTACACTCAGAAATTCTGTATTATTTTTTCAAAACAAATTTTCATTTGAATAATTTTGCCAAAAAATATCAGCATTTATTGAGAAATTTTTCACTAAAAAGTTATTTAACTAATAGTAGTCAATATGTCATTGTTGATAACATTGAATGTATGATAGATAATTATAATTTGTCTATTCATAGAAGAGAAAAACAAATCATTATTGATAGAACTTTTCCAAAAGATTTATTAATAGGTATAATGAAACCATATTTAGATTTATTCTTGAAATCCCAATATTCGTTATTGCATATGGAAAGAGTCCTTTGCAAAAATTTATTAAAAGAAAAATTAATTGCGTTTAATAAATTCAATCCACTATTTGGTAGAAAAAGTTATATAATAAATAATAGTAATAATAGTAATAATATTAATTCTAATAATAATATTAATTCAAATAAAGTAACTGAAATAAAATATAATACAAACCACATCTCTTTTTATAATAGTGATAATGAACGAGAAAAAGCTAATTATATGATTAGTCATACTAATAATAACAGCATTGAAGACCTTGATAGTGATACTGATTCTGGAACCGATACAGATGATGAGCACAATCATGAACCCGTTGAAGTGGACAATGAAGACAGTTTACTTCTAACACGCCCTGGGCGTCTTACAGGTAGATATAATACAACAACAAATATAGGATTCAACGAATAAAGATTATTTTTATTCATTATCATCATCATCTTGATCAATTGGTAATTTTATTTTCAAAGAAGTAGCCTTGATTTTTTTTGGTTTTGAAGTTTTAACAAAATCTTTTAAATAATTTTGTATATTTTTTTGATTAGTCAAAGCATATTCAATTGCATCATTACATTTTTCTTTTATATCCTGTATTGAAATAAAAACTTCATTTTTATCTGATAATATAAGTTTATAATTAGGTATATTTTCAGGTTTTAAAGCAGGAACAACTACAAAACAAAACATGTCACTTTCATTACCATAACCTAAAAATATATTTTTCTCATAATTTGTTTGTAATAATTTTGTTGTGGAAATAAAAAAGGTAGGGATCCTAAACCTATTGACTAATAACCAAAAATCTAATATAGTTAAAAAATAATTATCAGAATATATAAAACTAGAAAAAGATAACTTATTGGAATTTACTTGATCACCAAGATTCTTTTTACCTTCTGCAATTAAAATATCAACAATTTGTTGAGGATAGTTTTTAATATATTGATTATATTCTTCAAATAAAATACTTTTTATTTTATTGACTTGCAATCTTTCACCAGTTGTCTTTTCAATTAAATCTATAATAATTTCAAAAGTACAATTAACATTTTTTGCATAATCAACTTCTTTATATTTTTCTGGAAAACAATCTCTCCAAATAATTGATGTGATTTTATCATTATTTTTTTTAGTACATGATAATTTTAAAAGATCCAATTTTTTGTTTTCCAAATCGCTCTCTTTCACCTTATTTTCGTAGACTTGACTTATAATTGGTTCAGTTTCATCATATGAATTAAATTTAACATATTTATTAAAAATGGCTGGTTCAAGTGTTTCAAAATAATCATTTGTCAATAACGATTGTAACATTATAATTTCGTTGTCTCGTAAATTATACCCAATGTTTCCAAAGGACAAAAACGATTGTGGTTGTAAAATAAACGATTGAATTCTACTGTATCGTATTAATTCATCAGTTAATTTCCCAAAATAGATGTCTTTATTTTCTTTACCAGTAATCAAATTTTTTTTTGGTAAGATAAGATTACATGTATTTGTGTCTGTAAACATGCATAAATTTGGTGTTTTACTACACGAATCCTTATTTTTAACAATACAAGTAGTAAATTCATCAATTAATTTATAATAATTATCATCACCAATGAATTCTATTTTATCTTCAGCTAATTTAGTCAATAATTTATTTATTTTTATTAATTTTTGAGAATAAATAATATAATCTTTGAAAATTTCATTTTCAATTTGCTCTCTTATTTTGATATTACTGTAATCATTCAGCATAATCCTAATAGTATTTCTAAAAATATTGTAAAAATTTGTTTCATATGTTATTTTTTTTATGTAGTCAACTCTTTCTGTATCTACTTTATTAGTTGTTGTTATTATAGAATCACTAGATTTATAAATACCTTTGTCACTCTTGTCACCTTTGACAATGTAACTGGTATTTTTCAATGAAGGTAAATTTTGTTCGCTCTTAATGTCAATTTCGGGTATAGGTTGGGATAACTGTATAAATTGATTTGTTTGTGTAATTATTCCTACAACTAATCCATCTTCAACGACTTTCAATAATGGTTTACAGTGTATATCAGATGTCTTTTCTGTTTTCCTTTTAGTACTTCTATTATAAAGTTGTGTTAAAAAAGTAAAAGTATCTTCATAATTTTTCCATAAAGATAATTCATTCATGAAAACAAAATCCAGATTTTTTTTAATATTTTCACTATATGAAGATGGATAACAAGGAACAAACCCTGTTAATTTTGAAGGTCCAGGACTTTCAGCAATTGCGCCAATAATTTTATTATTAAAATTCATAACAAGTTTTATAACATTATAATCATATTTATCTAATTTTTGAATTAAATTTAATAACAATGGTGCCCGTTTTGCTTTATAAAGATATGGCATACTATCCAATGGTTTGCATATACTTGATACAAAGGGTTTAATTAAATCTTTAAAAATATTACGCATTGATACAGATAAACGAGGATCATATTCATTAAAAGTTTTTACAATATTATATTTTTTATTGGTAATTGTATATGAATAAATAGGTTCGTAATATTTGTCCTCCTTTACTATAAAAACCGTTGGTTTTCGTGTTTCATAAAATTCGGTTGAGTAGTGATTACTAGGACATAATAACTCAACATTATTAGTAATATCGTCATTTGGTATTTTAAATATGATTAAATTTAACCCTTTTGTAAATAATTTGGGATTAGGTTTTGAAATAATATCCCATAAATAGGTATGGTCAATGATAGTATCATCATCTTTTAAATAATTTATAAAGTTTTCAAACGCAGAAACAACTTTTTTTAAATATACTACTTCATCTGCATTTGATTGATTTATTTTGCTGTACAACTTTGTAGATGAATAACTGTCAATATTAATATTATCCAAAGTTGTATTTTTAAATTCATTTACTAAATTACCATTTTGAAATGTAATAAAATTATCAATTGTGAGTGAATTTGTAATTGTCTCTTTCATTTTTTTTATAGGTTGATTGTATGTTTCAATAGAATTACCATAAAATAATACATCTGCTATACAAGATACAAAAGATTGCTTATCGTTTATTTCTATTCCATGTCTTAATAAACATGGGTGATCAGGTTTCAAATTTGTATTTGTTTTACTAATTTGACAATCTGCATTTACTTCATGTAAAATTTGTTGTATTTGTGGTTGTAAATAACCCCATCTTCCTTCAGGCAGTGGAAATCTATCTGGACCTATTATATATTCATCTTCTTGTTTACCTTTTTTCTGTTTTTGTTTCATTTTATCTTCAAGTTGTTTATTGTTTTCATCTTCTTCTATATTGTTGTTTTGTTTGCATTGTTTTTTTGCATCAAGTCTTCCAATTGTATTGTATTTATCAAAACAACATGGCAAGCAGTATCCTTGTGGATGTTTATCAAGTTGAAACCCTGGATATCTTTTGTAATCTTTATTTCCACTTTTAGGTTTATAAAATTCATAAACATAATAACCTGGTTTCACTGTTTTTGCATCTTCTGGTAATACATATCCGCAATTAGAGCTTTTCAATTCTTTTTTACCATTCACAATCACTTCAGTTAAATCTTTTGGATCAACAATTGTATTATTTTTTAAACACCAGTAACGTGGACAAATATAACTGTATTGCTTATTAGGATTTGACCCATATTTAATCACATCTTCATCACGTAAAAAACCTGGATGTTCTTTATTAATTTTTTCCAGTTCTTGATCAGTTAAAATTACAGGTTGTCTTTTAGTTGTACTGCTACAACTTCTCACATAAG